TACATTAATGCCACCAAATATCTGCTCTATAACAGGAGCATACTCAATTGGTATATCATTACCATTTAAAGTAAATTTATTTTTAGATTTACGCTCTACTTTATATTTTTCAGCTACATTTTTGTTTTCAGTAAAATATAACCCCCAACCAAATGCTTGTGCTCCTAAACCACCACCGATACTACCTAAATCAAATTCATCAAAGTCATACGGCGAACCATGCCATGCGGATTGATAAAAAATATTACTATTTGCATTTCTGTAGTTGCTTAAATCTTTTTCATTTGGTATACTTTTATTAAAGTAACCACTAGATTGGTTTACTTGGTAAGGCAATTGGAGCCCGTTCCTCGTAAACCATCTAGTGGTTTTTTGTTCGTTAATATATAATGGTGGATTATTTTTATCTGCAAAATTATTATAAAACCACGTGTTTGCACTAGCATTATCTTTAGGATAAAAAGATTTTATTCTATTAATTGTAATATTCTTTGCAACATTAGTTGATAGTTCCAAAGCAACAATACTTTGCTTTTTGTTGCTATCTGTAATTTCTGTCATAATCACAATTGAACCATTAACTGTTTTAGATGGGAAAATTGCAATCGGATCTACCAATGCACTAGGCAATTGTTTCCACATTTTGTTAGTAACTGTCTTATGTTGATTGTTTTTGCCAGCACCTGTTTTCATATCAAAATATTTAGAAACATACATTTTAATTGGCAAATCCTTAACACCTATGAGTTGCAGTACAGCTGGAGTATCCATAACTCTAATTAAATCAGATTTTTTATAAGATGAAATATTATCTATAATTCTACTCCACTTTTTCTTATCAATACTTAATTTAAGTCTTGCACCTTGATTTAATTGATTATACCCTTTTTGTTTTTCTAAAACTGCATCCATTTTGATACGCACGCTATCACGCAAATAATCCATAGCAGTATAACCACCACGGCCCATTTGTCGCATATATTGTGCCATTACATCAGCATGTTGTGCCATTAACAACGCATTAGCTTTTGCCGTTTCACGTTGTTTTCTGTCGGTACTTTCGCCAATCGCTTTAACAACTTTGTTATACACCTCATATCCACTCTTGGATAATTGCATCCGTAACGCTATATCGTTATCCGCTAATGTAAAAATCTTATCGTGCAAGCGTTCAAGGCTTTCAATTTGTTGTAGCGTATGCTCCATGTCAGCATGATGGATATTGCTTTGGTTAAGTGCTTCCGCATTATCAGCAAATGCAGTTTGTGCTTTCGCTACGCTTGAATGAAATGCTGCACGTCTACGTTCTGCATTCGTGCGTGGTGCTTTACCTCCATTATTAGACTTGTAATCAGTCAACCATTGTGGCTCTACACCACTTGCCGTAGCTTCTTTAATATCATTGTCCATGTTGTCAAAATCGCTTGCGTAGTTTTCACGATAATCTTGCACTAGGTTTTTGTACAAGTTATTGTATGCTTGTTTAACTTGTGTAGGGTTAGCAAATACTTGGTCTAGTACTTCACGATCTACATCGCTTGCATCTTCAAATTCATCACGGATAATGCTTTCTTTAACTCGTGCTGCCTTTTTCTCTGTTGCATCAACTAGGTTATTATTAAATGCTTCCACTTCCGCTTTTGCACGTTCAAGGGTTTTCATAGACATACCGCCACGAGTAAAGTATGTACTTTCTTCTAGTGCCTTAACAGTTTCTTCCGTCAAGCCACCGCTTAATTGTGCATACTTTCCGATTGGTACAGGAATATCTGCATCAGCTTCAATGCTCTTTGATACTTCCTCTTGAGTTACCAAACCACTATCAATCATATTCTTAATGGCTTGTTGCCCTTGCTCTGTTTCTGCCATTTCGTTGACATTTACATATGCAGTAGATACACCTACATTATCGCCCTGTGCTTGTACAATCTTTCCGTACAACTCAGGGTTTTCTTTTGCCATTTTACTCGATACAGCATCTTGTTTCAATGCTTGCATAATAGCGTTACCATTTCGATTTTGCTCGGCCATGATTGCGTGTTGTTGTTCTTCTGGTGTTAGCTTTTGAAATTCATGGAACGCTTTCATGGTGTGGATGCCACTAATACCGCCGCCAATTGCACCTAAACCGATAACGGCTGGGAGTGGTTGTAGCATTGCACCGCCTGCACCTACTGCCATATCGCCTATGGAATATACTCCCTCAGGGTCATTAGCATTGCGGTAAAGGTTATGTTGGAATTTCTCGTTAATGTCTTGCAATCCCTCTTCAACTAATTCAGAACCGCCAGCCTTAACAGATGCTTTGGCCATTTGTGCAACAGTAGTGCCAATGCCCCTATTGAATGTTGCTATCGTATCACTTGTAGCACCTTGTAATACTTTTGACATAACTGCTTTAGGTGCTACTTTACCTACACCTTTAATCATGAAACGTGTAGATGCCATTTCAATACCTGTATCAACTGCAGCGTATGTCATAGCGTATTTATAGGCTTCATCATTAGAGTATACTTTGTTGCCATTTGCATCACGTTTATTGATGAGTTCTAGGTATTTATTACCAAATGACATTTTGTACATTTCGTATGCCATGTCAGCACCGCCACCCCATTTAGCACCAGTTGCTGCGCCTGCGCCTATACCTACACCATCGGTAGTTAAACCGCCAATTACCGCACCGATTGCACCACCTATGATTGCACCTCTACCGCCTTGTTTACCCATCATATATGCTTGTGCTGCCGTATCACCTACAATTGATTGTAATGGATTAAGTGCATCTGCTTTTCTGTATTGTTGCAAGTTACCTTGCAAGCGTTCCATTTCATCATTAAGTTCTTTAATTCTATCTGTATCAGTAGTATGTGCCATTTCAAATCCAACATCGCCTAGCTTCATTTGATCATTCATGGCCCATACGCTTTGTTGGATACTATCAAAAATACCACGTGTAGCTTTTACCGATTGTAAATTTTGAATAGCTTGAATACCCTCGGCTTGTGAGTTGTATTTCACTTTATACATTTCTGGGTATTCATCATAGATTTCTTGTACTGTTCTACCTCTATCAACTTGTGCAGCTAATGTTGCAGCCGTTCTAAATCCATCTTCATTGCTATTCATGATTACATCAGCACCGATATTTAGTTTATTAGCATATTCTAGTGCTGCATTTGCTTTCAATTCATCATTATTGTACTTAAATTGTAGTGCGGATGTTCTGAATGTAGCATTATATGCAATGCTAGGGTCAATGCCTGTTGCATCTGCAATAGCTTTTAACCTATCCGCAACAAGCATTTTATTGTCATTACCTGTTGTATCAATTATGAACGGCTTATCTTTTACAGTATCAGCAATAGAAGATACCGCATCAATAGCATTGCCAATAACACCATTAACAGGTTTTAACTCTGTTTGATGTTCGTCTAAATTGACTGTGCCGTTCGGTTGATACTTATTAAAATGCCATTGATTAGCCATTATGCTATCTCCTTAGTTATCTAAATCACCAAATGTTTGATGGAATGTACGTTCATCGTAATCGTTGTAATCGCCGTTTTCGTCTGTGCCACCATTTCTATATAACCTTACGTAGTGTCCGCCATCATCACCTATTACTGGCTTGTAATCTACATATCCTGCACCACGTAACGTTGCAAGTGCCACATTGCTTTGATAGTTTTCTCCGCTTTCCCAGAAATGGTCTACTTGTGTTGTTTGTATAACTTTAGGCCCTGCAATTTGATTTGCATACCATATCTGATCACCAACGCTTGGTGGTTCTCCATGTTCCATCATGTACTGTTGATACCATGCACTAAAATCTTTCCTAAATCCATCTTTAAATAAGCCTTTTTGACTGTCTTTTAATCCGTCCATTGCATCGCTCATTACAGATTGAACGGCGGATAAATCAACAGAATATGAACCTGTTCCGTTATCTCTATCAGTTAGTTCTTTGTTTAATTGGCTCATTTCTTGCATAGAAAGACTTCCGTTTTCTGCTGCGTATTTCAAAATATCGCTAGCAGGTGTACCATTTTGTATCATTTGTACAATATTAGTTTTGTATGCTGCATTATTAGCTGCGGATGCTTCTGCACGTTCTGCTGCTATATATCTATTTCTAACACCACCAAATGCAAGGGTTAATTCTTCATTACCTGCAGTAGCATTATCAAGATAATTAGCTAACTCAGCATTAGATGCTCCGTTTTTCTGCATTTCTAAATACTGTAGTTGAATAGCTTTCTTTTGCCTGTCCAACTCTTCTGCACGTGCCTTTTTTCGCTTTCCAACTTCAACATCATATGCTTTTAAATACATATTGCGTTCTTCTAGCAATTCCCCATCAGTTAATTGTCTACCGCTTCCACTAAACTTACCAATACCAACTATAGGGTAAATATCAGCACCAACAATGGATACACCACTGCTACCAGCTTGTGCGACTTTACCATCGCCCATATATACACCTACATGTGTTACCCCTTTATAGGCTTTATCATCTGAGTTAATAGCATTAGGGTCATCACTCGTTGCCCATCTAGCTTCATTACTCGGGACGTGCCAGAATACTAAATCGCCTTTTTTAGCCTGTGAAATATCGGTTGTAAGTTTTCCCTCTTGTTCGGCTTGTAGGTATTGTCCATCAGCCGTTCTATAATTTAGCTTAACCCCTGCACTTGCCAATGTATCGAGTGTGAATTTACCGCAATCAGTAGCATCACCGCCATCACTACCTAGCACATAAGGTTTACCAATAGAACCATTCACCGCACTATCTAATGCAGCAATGTTGATAGAACCGCCTTTGTTTTGATTTCTCAATCCGTTTACATATGCATCGGCTGCTTTTTCTCGTCCGCCCTCACCATATGTATCAACATCACCAGAAATCTTTCCATTTATAGTTTGTTGCGAATTAACTTGTTGAAACGCTGCATCAGCCTTGGCTAATATTCCCTCGCTTACACCTGCTTGCCGTAATGCTGCAATCACCTGTGGGCCGTATTTTATATCGTTTCTTGTTACTGCTTCATTTACAACACTTTGACCGATAGTATCGTATACTTCTTGTTTTTTGCCCTTTACAAATTCTTCGCCACGATCACCATACATCAATTCAATATTCTTACCAATACCATCCAATGCAGTTTGTACTACATTAGGGTTGTTAAATCCTAGTACGGCTATTTGTTTAGATTGGTCTAGGTTGTTATTAAAAGTAACATCCTTGTATTTCTCACGTTCTGACCGCTCGTGTACTTGTACCCTTGTGCTATTGGCTATTGTATCGTTATCGGCCATTCTTAGAAATCTATCTCTAATCCGATTGTTATTAGGTAGATTATCTAGTATTTCATGTCTAGCCTTACTTTCAATTTCATTGAATGAATACCCTATATTAGCCGCACCACCCAATGAAGTATGTAGCAACCCATTATCCTCATTTGTTAGTGCATCTGAAATGCGTTTTTTGTAATCTGTTTCAGCGTTCATGTAGGCGATGTTCAAATCTTCATCGAGTTTCTTTTGATATTGTTCATTAATATTAGCGATACCATTAGCAATGCTACGCAAACCGCTTTGGTCTGCACCATATGCAATTTCGTTTGCGTAATTGTGTATTTGTCCATTAATGGTATTTAGTTGTTCTTGGCTTTCATAATTAACAAGTTTCATATCAGCCTACCTATATCTAACCTTACGTACAGTAATAACAGATGATGGCCCTGTGCCGTTTTCCATTCGCATTGTATCCGCTTGTCGCATTCCACTAAATGCATCAAACGTTGTATCACCACCATATACAGTCTTGTACTTTTTAGCACCAGTACTACTACCTGCATATTGTTGTTTCAAACCATACATACTAGATGCACCACTCAAGATAGTACCAAGCATTTGCAATCGCCCTTGTGTTTTAGCATTGGATGCAGCCGCTCTTGCACTACTAGCTTCATTGCGATAATTAACCCCATTAAGATATTCATTGTAGATACTGTTATTCTTGCTGGTTTCCCAATTGTTAATATCCTTGTTGTATTCATCGTAGCTACTAGCCATTAATTGTAATGGTGTACCACTCATGGATAACCCTGTAGCACCTGCTTCTGCCGTATTCTGACCTGCAATCAACCGCATTTTATTGTCCATCTTATCTCGCTCTTGTAGTGCTTGATTGGCAATATCCTGTTGTTTCCTATCAGATATACGTGCATTAGCTTCCGCTGCTTGTGCCTGTGCATTGTACATTGCAGTTTGTGCTTTAGTTTGTTGATGTTGGCCCCATAATGTAGTAACCAATTGACCTGCCATCAATGCAATAGGATTACACATTCACATCCCCCTTTCTCAATGTAAATAATTCCATTCCGTTATGCGTTATATCAGAATGAATAACCGCCCCTAGTGATGTTAGCCATCGCTTCGAGCGGTTATTGTCTTTGTGTATGAAATTGAATAAACATTCATGAGTGGATAACCACTCTTTTATGATTGCGTTACTTCGTTTTAGAAATTCCTTTTGTAATTTAAAATTCGTATCTAGTATCTTATTTCCCAAGAAATAAATACAGTACATTCCGTTAATTGGCTTTTTTGAAATACCATATACGGCTATTGGTACATCATTCTCAATTACAATGTGGTTTTCGTAATCATCACTGCATATATCCCTCACAAAATCATTTTTTCCATAATTCGGGAAATTTTGGTTCGCTATATTGACCTCTAAGGTGTCTATGGCTCGTAAGTTGATATATAAGTCATGAATTAATGAAGTGTGCCTTACAGGGCAAATCTCAAAGTCCTGTAACATTTGGAAAACCACCGCCTATTTCTATTTCTCTTGTAACGCTTAAAAGGTTAAATGGATAAGGTTTTTCGTGTAATATACATACAGATGCATCGGTTGAGTACACTACATCGAATTTTGGCAATATACATACCTTATCACCACTATATAATTTGAGTGGCGGTAATGAAATATCATCCATATGGTTGAAGTTTCTTCCGATTTTGCCACCGAATGAATTTAAGATATTGAGTGATAGCCTACTCATTGTTAATAGTCGGCCTTGTAATGTTCCATCTTGTATTTGCATTTCAATACTCGGAATACGTAATCGTGTAGTGTAGTTAATACCAACAGCTACGCTTTGTGCCTCACCATCGATATTAATAATTGCCGTAGGTGGTACTTCCTTAATTGGCCGTTCCCTACCATTTACAACGATTTGCACATCCTCACCAATCAGATGGGGTACTGTGATAGTGCTGATATTCTCTGTGCTAGTTTGTCGGATATAACAATCCATGTACACATTGTTATTGTCCGCATTGTACATTGGCTCAAATCGTTCTATGCACATCACTGTACCGCTTTTAAATTCACGTTCAACGATTACATACAAACTATCTTGTTCGCCCTCTGCAACGCTCTCAGCATATTTGTATTTGCCTTTTGTGGTGAAGTGCGACCATGCGTACACTTTTTGTTCTGGTATGTAAGTTAGACAATCGATATTGCCATCATCTGTTACGTAGTAAACGATACTATCTGGATCTTGTGCATAAGCACTTGTGATAAAATTACGATACTTTGTCAGATGCTTAACGAATAGAGTTAAGTCAGCCCCTGTGTAGTTATCGCTTTCATACGAGTAACCTAAATCACGCACTACGCACCCTCTAGCTTGTACGTACACGCATCTATTCCCTATGTATTGTGGTTCACATTCAGATGCACCACGTTGGGTTTGTGTGCGTAGATTGCAGTTAGTCGGTGTGATAGTTTTAGAACCATCAATTATCCATTCGTTACCGCTGGTTAAAATCAATAAGTCATTAGCAGGTATTAAGTGTCTAATATCATACATTTTGCGATTAATTACTGGTAGTGTGATTGCACTATCATCTGTAATCGTACCGCCTACCTTTTCTACACCAAAGTTGGAATAATCACCTGTGCGACTAAACCATATGTAGTTAGGATATTGAAAGCTAGATGCTAGGATAAACCTATCTTGATAAAACGTGCATACACGAGGATAACCAAGGCCTTTTCCCCATTGTCCAAATCTGAATTTAGAGGTGGCTTCGTTATCTACAACGCTATTCAATACATTGACTTTAACATGCTTGCTATCAACAAATTCTTTGATTTCAACTACACCGTAGTTAGAATGTGGCAAGAATGATAGGTCTACATTAACGCTACCACCTTTCAAATCAGATACAACTTTCAATCTAGCACTAGGTGTAACCTTGCCTGTGTCGGTTACGTTATAGTCATTATTGGATGTGTATACCCTGTAATCTTTCCACGTTGTACCGCCATCGTTACTGATTTGAATTTTAACTGTGCCGTTCCATGTGCCATGTGATGTGAATTTCCACGATAAATCCTCATCACTACTGAATTGTTCTACATCATAATTGATATTGTTGTAATCCTCACCAGCAAGTCTACTATATCCGCCGTGTCTTTCACGTGTAACATATTCAGTACGTTGTATTACTTCGCCAGTTTTACTGGTGCTTACTGCTTTAACAAAATGTTCAATCTGCATGACAGAATGAACCATATCAGCGTTGAATATATCTTTTGTGGCGGTTAATGTATCGCCATTTAAGATTACAGTACTTTCTTTGTCTATGTTGACTTCGCCGTATGGTTGCTCAGATAGTTTATATGTATCAAATCGCCAGTCCGTATCACTATATCGTGATAGCGTTTTAACAGGGTATTTACCACTACAAATGAACATTACATCACCACTTTGTATGCAGTTCAATTTATCAACTACATCGCTTTCAAATGGTGTTTCTAGTTCGATACCTGTATAGATACCATTTCGCCACACTCTGATGTACTGTTCGCCGATTTCAAGTAGGAATGATTTATTCTTTTCAGCCGTAAATTCAAATAGCCGTGTAGACTTATCTTTGTTTTTGACTTGCCCTATATATTCTGACCCTTGCCGTCTAGCTACTGCGCCATAAGGTCTGATGACTGCATTTTCTGCTAATAGTAACGCACTTTTGAATTGATCTAGGTCAAAGCGCCTAGATACATCAGGCGAAATCTCACCAGTTGTAAATGCAAGTTGTGATATATACATTGGTTTCATGATTACCAACTCCTTGCTTTTACATAGTTAGAAATATATGGCATATCTTGCCTACGTTCTTTAGCACTCAAGCTCTTGGCCTCTTGCGTTGCTGCTTGGTAGAGTTTATAGCATTGGTCGAATAAACCACTATTGCCAGTTAATGGCATGGCTAATTCTGACCCCATTTTAGATTTCAAGGCCTGTACGAATACAGGACTGAATACATCTATATCTTGCACATCGTACACGTAATCAATATACGCAAGCGGTACATCACTTACTATGTACTTTGTGTTATCGTCGAAAGTAAACACATCATATTCTTTTTGCCTATCCGATCTAAATCGTTCCCCTTTAGGAATAACCCCTAAAATACGTAAGCACTTTTCAGGATACGCATAAACAAATTCATAGCCAGCTAACTTATGTTCAGATAACACGCACTCTTCACGCTTTCGTGCAAAATTCCATTCGTATTGAGATAGTAGCATCTTGCGTGTTGCATCATAATGCAATCTGCATTGTCTAGCCGTTTCTGTTTCTTCATCAAGGCCGTATATCCTACCGCCATTGATTAATGACAAAGCCATGTTGCAAATATCAGTAGGTGTCATATTGCCCCCTTTTTTATAGTGAAAAAGAGGGATGCATAAGCACCCCTCATTCTGTTATTCAGCAGTTTCTTCCGATTTCTTTACTTTAGATTTAGTCTTTGGCTTTTCTTCGCCATCTTCGGCTTCTTCTGCGCCTACAGCTTCAAACAAATCTTTAAAGTAGTCCTTATCATATTCAGCTACTTCTTCTTTTGTAAGTTCTACTGTTTGTCCTTCTTCAATTAACCCCTTTGTATTGTGATACAAAGTTACTTTTGCAATGTATTCCATGTTACCCCCCTATTTGCTAGTGATACCGCTAGTTAAGAATACAGAAATTGTGCCAGCCGTTGCATTGTTGACATTAGCACGTGTATAACGTTTAACACCATTTGCCAAGCGCACTTTATATTCGTACCCAGCTGGTGCATTGGCTGGGAATGTAATACCATGCAACAATACAGGATTAGCAATGTTTTCTGTATCAGATGTATATACGTTGATTAATGCAGTACCTGTTAATGCTTTGTCTACACGAACAACTAACCACAAGTTAGGGTCAGCATCACCGCTAGTAACCATAACATCGGAGCTGACATTGCCAGACAATTCACGTTTCCAATGGAATGTATTTAAAGTATCGATAATCATGTATTTTCTCCTCTCTACTATGCAGTAACACGTGCTTCGGTGGAAAGCAATGCATCAATTTTACGAACAGGAATACCATTCGCACGAGTAACCATTTTACCCATTTCCATATCTTCTGTGATAGTAGAACCATGCACTTTGTTCTTTTGCAAGCGTAAGAATGTACGCAATTCTTGGTTCATGTACCATACTGGACGGCATCCTGTGAGAGATTGCATTTTTTCTTCTGCACGGATCATCAAGTTAATCAAGTTAGGGCCTGCGGAAATATCTTCTTTGATAGATTTCATATCGATATTAGCGATACGCACTACATATCTCCAATCACGCACGGATAAACCGATGTTTTGTTTAAAATGAGTACGATAACCTTGGAACATAGAACCATCAGCTTTAGTTACTGTAACTTCGCCTAAATCTTCTTGTTCTAAACCGCCTTGACTGCCACGTGGATAAATACCATGTACAGTAAGTGGACCCCAACCCACAAGCCACATAGAGGCAAGGTTAGCAGTACCGCCTGCATCAATAATGTTTTTAGCGCAATCAGCTTTTTTCACATCCAATGTATTGAAACGTGCGGATAAACCGATAAATTTTTCTGGTGTAGTTTCATCACCATAGAAAAGTGTGCGTGCGATTTCTTGGCCCATACTTTCAACAAATGCAGCATCTTCTGTTGCACGGAACGCTACAGGGTCATTAGAAAGTTTAACCAAGTCTTTATCCACTTCGGAATACGATTCCAACATACCACAAGTATCTGTGATTTGTTTGGTGGTGGATTTAGATGGTTGTACACCGCCATACAACATGCGCCATGTAGTGGATGGTAATCCAGTACGTACAGTTGTTTTGTTGGATGTGCCATCATTACATTCAATCATTGTCATGTCTTGAATGATTTCGTTTGTTTGGTTCAATTGCTCAATGATTTGTGCAATTTTACCATTTGGATCCATACGAGTTTGTAAATCCAATAATGTAGGATTGTTAGTTCCATTTTTAGCCATTAATTAATCTCCTTTAGTCTTTAAACATGGACGGATACATATTCCGTCTAATAGCTTCATCCGATTGATTATTTGCAGGTCTGTTGTTTCCTGCATTGCTATCTTCGCTTGCCATACCAGCGATATGTGCGAATAGTTGAATTACTTCTACACGATTACCCAAGCCATTTTCAGCTAGGATTTCACGGATATTAGGAATTGTCTTTTCTACTGCTTCAACACCTGCGGCCGCTTGGCTAACAGTAGTATCGAATTTGTTCCCTAATACCTCACGAGCGTTATCTGCATACCCTTTGTATTGTGCTTTGAGTGCTTCTTGCTTTTGGTTTTCGTAAGCCGTTACAAGATTGGTAGCATATTGATTGCCAAACTTAGCCATCTGTAATGCTTGCTCTTGCGTTGCACCTACACCATTAAGCATTTTTGAAAACTCATCTGCGATGGTTTGGTCGACTTCGCCACCATCAAATGCAGTTGAGAAATCATATACAGTAGGTTCTGCAGGTTGGTCGGTGTTAGTATCACCGCCACCGCCTAAAATCGTACTTTGTTGGTCTTATGTGTTCGTGTCCTGTGGTGTACCACCATTTGCACTATCCGTGTTATTGTTTGTGCCTTGTTCTAAATTTTCATCCATGGTTATTCACCTTTCTTTAATTCGTTCTCTTCAAGTGTTTTAAAATACTTTTGCATCTGAATATTTTCAATTTGTGCTAGGTGGTATTTCTTAACACCCTCTACACCATCGCCAATCTTTCCTAAATCGTTTTGTAATAAAATAGCAACAGCCCTCATTCCCTCATTGAAGAATGTTGTACTGTTGCCTGTGAATGATTGGCTATTCAGTTTTGCTCGGTCTAATATGCGATAAAAAAACCACCTACCAAGTTCATCACTCAGTACGTGGTTCAGCGCTTCAATATCACGCTCTCGCATATAATCTCTTTTTTGTTTCATCTAGTACCCCATTCCCATTAACTGTTGCATTACAGGGTTTCCATCATTTGCTGCATCAGTTGCTTGTTTAGCTGCACTAGCCATTTGAGGTGCTAATTGTGCCGCTTGTATCATTTGTGCTTGTTCCTCTTGTTCTTGTTGTGCCTGTTGTTGTTCTTCCATCTTAGCTTGGTATTCATCGTTGGATACAATTACTTTTGCAGGTACACCGAGGTTAACACCATAATAATCCGCTGCTTCTTCAAAATTGAATTTTTGTAGAATATTAGGATTGCCCTGCGCCAATGACATAAGGAACGCAAAATACTGTTCAATTGATGTCAATGAAGATACTTTCTGTGCCTGTGCCAATGGTGAAATGTACTCTATCTTAACATCTTGGCCGTTTAACTCTTCCGCTAATGCTTCATCGATTGGCGGAAACACACCTGCACGATCTAATATCGCATAGGTACGTTCGATAATCGGATTAAGAAATTCAGATAGTAGCCGTTCCACTACAGGCCCTAATTGTTGCAGTTTCTCTTGTGTGCGTTCCATGACTTCCCTTGCCGTCATTTGTCCATTGTCCATATTGTCTAGCATAAGGAATAAGTCAGCACTATATGCACGCTTGATACTGTCTTTAACTTCAATGATTTGTTGCATTATCCAATCTAAATTGATGCCTACATTAAAGATAGGCTCAACCTTACCGCCTGTATCGACTTCGGTAATACCACCAGGAAATAGTGATACGCTACCGATTACATCAGATGTAACGGCCATAGGTGGTTTTACCCCTAACTCAATGGCGGTTAATCGGTCTAGTTCCAATTTTTGTAACATCATTGCATCAGATTGTGCGAACCATGCACTACCTTTACCATAACCATTTAGATCATGTGTGGTGTGCCGTGCAATCGGAATAGGCCATTCTTCATAGCCACTATGTCGCAAGATTTCATCGTCTCTACTCCCCTCAACCCAGTAAATAGAGGAGTAAGGCATGTTCTTATTACCTAGTTTTCCATTGCGGTCTTTGTTTTCACATACGAACCAACAAACAGTATATACAGTTGCATTACCCTTGCCATCATCGTATGCGTTTTTAATCTTATCGGTACAGTTATCATATCCAAACTCTTCCACGAGTTGGTCGCAAGTCATGTTATATTTCCGCCCAAACGTGTTAACCTCACCATTAGCATTACATTCTAATGCGTAAGTACCGATTGGATACGATGTGAAACGTACACCAACTTTACCATCAGGCATGATTGACATCGGTGCTTGTCCGAATGGTAACTCCATATAGACTTGGTGAACAACATTGTAGAAATTGGATTTTGCAAATACTGCATACAATATTTCTTCACGTTCATCTAATACTTTTGCTACATCGCTATTCGCCGCCATATCCGTATTTTCCATGGTTAACTTAAACCATTTACGGCTAGGCGGTGTCATTCCACTCATTACACCACTAGCAAATATCTGGCAACTTTCCCAAGCAATACCAGTAAGGATTTTATCGGTATACAATTTCGATTGGTCTTGTTCGCCATCGAATACACCAAGGAATGGCAACTGATAATCTCTAATCATCTTCCATTTCTCAACGTACTTTTGTCGATTTGTGAACATCTGATTGAATTTAGCTTTTATTTTCTTGTAGTCTTTTGGTTTAGTTACAGGCTTTTCTGTAGGTTGCCTAGATAGGCTTGATAAGATAGTACTCATATTAACCGCCTAATGTTGTTTTGCCTGTGGCTTGATTTAACGCACTAGCCAAGATGGTACTATCATAACCAGTTTTCTTACGCTTTTTATCGGTGAACCATTGCTCATCCTTTTTTTGCGTCATGTCATCAGTCTGTGCGACTGGTGCAGGTGCTGGTGTAGTAACACTTGGTGTTTTAGCTTTCATACACATTCACATTCCCCCTTTACTCAAATGGATTGTACTTTGTATTTGCTACTCTTCTGTGATTGCCATTTACTTTTTTAGTGACCCTAAATGCAAAGGTCAAGGCTAATGCATCGCCTTTGTTCGGAGATGGTAAGCCACGCTCTTTCATATCCTTTTTGCTTTCAAGTTGGATACGGCCATTCTTATCAATGATTGCTTCAGGCCCTACGAGGTCATCATACAATCCTTGCTCATTAGGAATTGAACCGCCCTCTTTTAGCCACTCTTTCATTTCGCCCCACATGTACGCTCTCATATTAAGATACATATTGTTAGGCGATGCACCACCAAAGGCAACTAACCGCCATTTTCTACCCATTGACTTACCGATACTATAAATACCTGTTCCGTAGCCTTGGTCAATGAATACCGCATCAGCTTTATATTCATCCTCAAATTGTGCTATGAGGTTAGCCATACGCATATCATCGTCATTCTTTTCAATGGTTGCCAAGCACTTCATGGAATAGCCATTACGCATTACGATTTCTAACGTATCGCCACCAGTCCATGCAGGGTCTACACCGATAATTACAGGTAGGTTATTAAATTCACCAACTCTGTACATTCGCTTTTGTGCTTCATCAACAATTGATGCGGATATGAATTGTGTGTCCGATGCACTAGGGAATATCCCTCGTACACGCACTTTTACAAAGTCGCTATCCTCACCATGAATATCAACCCATTCTCGTAATTTCGCTTTGTTTGAGATTTTAACAGTACGGCTATCTATCTGATAGGTAGTCCAATATGCACGATGCTTTCTAAAACATTCTCTAAACCTACCACTATTACGTGTAGGATTTCCAAACACGCACCATATAATCTCGGTTTCCTTATCTGTTAATGCACCCTCTGTTACTTCCCAAATCTTATCGGAAATAGCGGATGCTTCATCAAATATGATAAGTATTCTGTTGCCTTGGTTATGCAAGCCTGCGAATGCTTCTGGATTACTTTCGCTCCATGGAATAGCATCTATCCGCCATGTCTTTTCGTACTGCTTATCAGCACTAAACAATGCGGTTGCCGTGTATGTAAATAGTTCCTTACCTATGAACAGGTTATACCACTTATTTAACTCAGCCCAAGTCTTAGACCTTAACTGTGTATCAGTATTAGCGGTTACTACGCCCCTTGTATTCTCATGCGTGGCAATAGCAAATAGAATTAAAATCGATGAAAATGCTGACTTGCCAATACCATGACCTGATGCAACTGCAATTTGAATTGCTTTCGCCAACGATTTGCCCTTGCGTAGTTCTTCACCTATTTTCTTAAAGGTGTCAACTTGCCATTCATCAGGGCCGTCAAAGTTTTCAAGTGGTGTTCCTTTTTCACCCCATGGAAAAGAAAAGTACGCAAATCCTAATGGATCATTCGTAAACGAACCCAACGCATCAATCAGTTGTGCCTTGTTGTACTTCATCAGATTTCACCCTTGCTTGTTTCATTCGGTCGGATATATCAATCTCTATTTCTGCATCAAGTTTAACCTTGTCAGTAAATAACATGTGCCGTTTGCCTAACAACTCGGCTGCTTTGGTTCTATCTGCAATCGAGGCATCCAAACCAAATGCATCTTTTTCTTCGCCATTCATAACCTTTGTTAGGTACTCCAACACTTCATCAGCGGTTGCGATTGTGTTTTTACTACGCTTTTCCATTACATCATCTATGTATTTACGTACCTTTACTTTTCTTAATAGTTGACTTCCCTTGCTTGATGCACTTTTTTCTGCATATCCAGCCTTTATAGCGCTCTGTGTTGCATTGGTAGTCTTGATATACTCATCTGCAAATATACGTTCTTTTTCTGTTAAGGTGCTAGCATCTGCCATATATCAATCACCACCTTTATATGTTCTAACTAAAAATAGCAGTACTTCATGTTGCTTAGTACTGCTATACTCACTTTCTTTCTTATATAGTTGTCCTTGCTTGAACGTTTTCCCTTTCTTGTACTTATGAGGGAATGTCAGTTTGTACTCTTCTTCGGTGTACATTCGATTAACGATATACACCTTACAAGGCTTATCGTATTTACTCCATGATTGCCTTACATCGACTACATACCGCCTGCCGTTCATTTGTAATGCTTTAAGCAGTTTCTTTATCATTGGTTGATAATTCACATCAAGCACCACACAATACCGACTATAATCAATACACCGCACACAATAGCTAGGCAATCAATAATGCTTAACACGTTATCTTCACGATGTTCAAACGCATATTTTGCTTTCGCTTGTAAGTCTTTGTTATCTAAATCTTGTGCTGCACGTTTAAATAACGCTCTATCCTTAATGAATTGTTTAATCGCTTTAATCATTTTAGTACTTCACCACCTTTACGTTTTAGCTTTCCATTGGATCTAACACACAAACCGCATGCACTTTTTCTTGCGTTCCCCTGTGTGATGTATGTTTGACATAATCCGTCATACTCAATGACATTGGCCGTACATTTCCCTTTCTTGTTGTTCAAGCATTTACTCTTACAACACAATATATCAGTCATCATTTCTCCCCTTTTGATAACTTTATACAAAAAATGAGATATATCGCCGTGGATATACCTCATTATGTGATAGTTTTATTCATTTTTATTGCATACTCAAAACCAAAGTTATATAGTTAGCTATTCGCCAACACGAGTATATGAATTGTAATCATGGTTAGCTCACTCTGTCTAACTCTCGCACAATACTCGGTTCCCAACGGAACATATAGCTTTAGTTTTCAATATGCAATTGCACTCTCTAAACTAATACCGCTAGTTGTTTGTAGTATGTAACATTTTTTCGCTTAAGGTTTTATCTCATGAAACGTATAGTTGGTTGTTATTGCAATATTGGAAATGATTATATGTGCGGTATTAGTTTACAAAATGCAATATAAGAGGTGCGGTACAGTTAGAAAATAATATAGATTGTAATGACTTAGAAACAATACTCGTTGATTTTCAAATACAAAATATAAAACCGCACCTCAATTGCTATTTAGTTTTTAGAATTGCTCATTGGCAACTCTTACACCCTATATTCTACTATATGTTTTTAGGTGTTTATACTGACATTTACTGACATTTCATGACATTTACTGACATTTCAACCTGCCTATTTCAATCAATGCTTTTTCTTTGTACCTCATAGCCTGTCTTTCATTGAATTGGTTCTCAAAAACTGAATGTGCTTGTTTGGCTGACATTCCAAGCAGGTATTCATAACGTAACATTGTGCCGCCTATTTCTTCGCTTAGACTATTGATCGTGTTGATTACATCGCACTTGTACTCGCTCAATTCATCAATCCGTCTGCGTTGTTCTTTTTCCGTATCAATAAACCTTGCTACGCTATTTTCTAACCCACATGGAACACCGCCACCGCTCACTCTATCCTTGGAATAATCTATTGCACTAATCGATGTGATGTTACATCGTAGTTGCTCTATCTCTTTTGCAATCGACTTTATTTGTTCATCAACTGTCTTTACAGGCTCAAGGTATTTTCTAGCACTACTAATTAATCTTTTTTCACTTTTTGTTGGTTCGTTCAAATACAAATCACCTCAATCCTTAAATGTACCATTAATGACTAACATATAAACCAACACGCTCCATGCTACAAATATAATTGCATTTGCATAACCATTGTTTACATTACCCATAGCAACTACCAAGCAAAAGAACATAAACCATATCATATGTTTATACCTCTGCTAGTTTTGCATATTTCCATGCAATCGGAGAATTTTTTATTACATTACTCCAAGATGTTCTTCCAAGTTGCCACGCATATACTTCTCCATTTTCATACATTGCAAAATATCTACACTTCCATACTTCTTCAATACTATTTCTTACAAAAATCGGTGTATCAACTTCTACTTTCGACCAATCAACAAGGCCTAGATACTCGCCAATATCGATTAGTTGGTCTTTCTCTTCGAAGCATGTAGATTTCACTGGAACACGTGGCGAAAACGGGCATAGATAATCTCTTTCGCCGACAAAGAAAAATAGTGTATCATCTTCAATTTCCGCTTTTCGATACCCTAGATCATACATGCGTCTAAATAGTTCATCTGTAAATTGTTTATCGTTCATAGTTATACCTCTTCATATGTCATTTCAAATATATCAGGCTTACACGGATAAATCTCACCTTTAACACCTTTAATAATGTAATCACCTAACGACGCTCTATATTGCCCCTCTAATGTGTTAATGAGAAGTTTGTTTTCAATAAAGCATATAAAGTCTTTTCCACAAAATTTCACACACTCTTCCCAATTTTTTCGCGTATACTGTATTGCTTCAATCACAACTGGTTTCTTTTTATAACGCTTAATCATACTCTACCCACTCCCCTTTATCTTCATCCCATTTGTACCATTCAACTTGTTTCAACTTTAATACTGCTCCTTTATGTAGCTCACCGATACAAAATTCATCATCGCCACTTTCACAAGCCAGTTGCTTTAGAAATTCAAACGCACTCTCCCATGTGTCATGCGGTGCTATGTAATAATCTGAATGTTCTGTATATCCGCTATAACCTAGCATTTGTTGTCCTCTTGCTCTTTTTTCCATTGCATATACGCATTGCTCCATTCTTTATCACGCTCATTTTCAACAAAATTCATATATTCAAATAATGCTCTTTTCCGTACTGACCTTGTATATTCTTCTAATGACATTCGTCCTTCTCTCAAATCGAACATACTTATCATTACTGCAATGTTTACACCACCTATACAATATCCAGCGAAAATACCATCTGGCCTTCTTCTTATAATAGGCTTATATATATCGTTCCCATGCACTATTGTTAATGCACTTGATAATAGTTCAAAGTCAATCATAGTTACCTCTTATGATAAGGCGGATATTTCACCGCCTATATCTATCCAATCAATACTTTAATTAAAATCACAAACCCAAATATCAATACCGCTAGTGATACACCCATGATCGCATTGAAAAGCAACTCTTGCATAAACCTAAATGTATTTCTATTAGTTTTTGCATCCCTATTAGCCATTGCTTTGAAGTCTTTTGTTTTTGTTTGTAGCTTATCTACATCGCCTGTATATCTGCTCATTGGTGTACACATAGTACTTATGCTCCTTACTTAAACAATGGTAAAAACATCATGATTGTTATGCAAATCAACAACACAAAAGTCCATATCAATAAACCTGTTGACAAAATCGAAAACAAACTATTATTTCTACACTTTCGTTCTGCATCAAGAACAGCTAAATGTCTTGCCATCGCAAGTCTTGATATTCTACGCTCATCTTCTATTCTTTCGATATCTCGTTCAATCTCATTCATTATTTACCAGCTTTCAATTCTTCAACTTCCGCTACTAATTGATTTACCAACTCTTCAAGTTGTTTGATTTTGCCTTTATGGTTAGTTTCATATTCAGAACCCTTACCAAGTCTAAACGATACACCTGCATTAATCATTTTGTTGGCTAATGTAGCACCCAAGCTAAACATTACATGCTCAGTTGGTGCATAGAACATACCGAGTGCTACATCATTTGCGTTTTTGTAGTGGCCGTAGCCTACCGCAAATGTTAACTTATCATCAGAATTGTAGCCTAGGTAGTGTAACGCACTTAGTGCAGCATTAGATGCACCAGCTTTTGCTACTTCATGCATCACGTTTGAGATTTGCCCCATTGTATTACGTTCCAAATCTGTAATACGTGTTTCATGGTTATTAATTCTATCCGTATTATTCAAAATGGCTTGGCTATTTTGCCCTACACGCTCGTTTGTAGCGTTTAGAGTGTTGTTAATCGTTGTAAATCCGTTATCCACCTTAGAGGTCAAATTAGAGATATTCGTAGTATTGCGTGCAATGCGTGTACCATTGGTTTCAATCTCGTCATATGCAGCGAACAACTGGCTTCCGTTTACTGCATCTAAACTGCTAGGGTCTACACGGCCTGCACTTACGTTGTGCAGTTGGCGGTTGTAGTTATTGATACCACTATAAGTATCGCTTTTCTTGCTGCCAAACGATACTACGCTGTTAGGGTTCTCACCTGCGAACACGTGAGTTACCCCATTTAATACAACTTGTCGAACACCTACAGGGTTATCCGTTTGGCTGTTTGTGCCAATCGCAACGCTATTTTGAATAGGTGCTGATGCATTATTACCAATGACTACCGCATCAATACCACGCACTACGCTATGTGTACCTACTACGATTGCACCTTGGTTATCCACTGTATTATTAGCACCCAATACAGTTTGTTCTTTATTGTTTCCTACGTAATTGTTGTACCCAATTACGCTTGCTTGATCAGCTTCGATTGTTCCATTGCCACCACCGATTACAACACTATCATTTCCTGTTGCTTTATTATCACGGCCAACTGCAATTGTGTTTGTACCTGTAACTACTGTATTTGCCCCTACGGCTACTGAATTATAACCGCTTACTACTGGTGCTTGTGTGTTAGGCTCTACAGGCCCTGTTACAACACCACTTGCTAATACATTACCGCCAATTGTACCCATAATCATTGTTGCTAATACTAATTTATTCATGTTTGTTTTCTCCTTTTACTGTCTACTTTCTGTCTTTCTACTGTCTTTTCTGTCTATTTACTGTCTACTTCCCTGTACTACCGAACCCATTACTGCCTCTTTCCGTTTCATATAATCGGTCTGTTTCTTCTACGTCAGGCAATAGAATTGGAACGATTAACAACTGTGCTACACGTTCGCCACGCTTAATCGTGTAATTCTTGCATGATACATTGTCATACACCGCACATATCTCCCCTGTATAGTCGCTATCAATCACACCCATACTATTTGCCATGCGTAATGGTGTCTTGTGCATGCTACTACGTGGCACTAACAATCCAACGTGAAAGTCAGGTATTTGTACCGCTATTCCTAATGGTATTTTTTTCTGTGCATCTGCTGGTACTACAACATCGAACGGACAATATAGATCTAAACCAGCACTCCATTTACTACCTCGTGTAGGTAACTCAACATATTCATTTAATCTCTTTACTAACATTTATCCAATCACCCCATATTTTCGCCCTTGTTACTTGATTGCTTGTAAGATTTAACTCATTCATGATTTGTCTGTTGTTCATACCACGCTTACAAAGTGCAATAACATCATCAATCAGTTTGAATTCATCTTGTATAGTTCTCTTCTTAGGTAGTCCGCAACCTTTACCGCCTATAACCTTGATTGCCTCGTTTGTATCAAGATTGCCCCACACTACTGATGCTAATGCTAACCAGTTTTTACAGTTGTATGGTATTCCATATACCGATGTATTAACTGCCATGTTCCTCACTCCATTCACTTTCTCTATAGATGCGGAAGAAATCATCAGCACTCATTACTACTAACCAAGGCTTATTGCTTTTCTTCCATGCTACTATTGGCATATCGCCATTATCTGCTTAAATTGCATCGTGTTCAGCCTGTTCATATGCTTTACGCACATTCAAATTTTCAACGAATTTCACTTCTTGATGTATGTTAGGTAATCCGATGCAGTCCGATGCATCACCTGTATTACCGCAATATTGGACTGTTCGCCTTACTTTATCAAACCCTTTAGCATGGCATACATCACGCCACATTCTTTCGCCACGCTTGCCCTTATCCTTGCTATTGATAGGCATATCATCACCGCCTTATTCTGCAAATTCCATCAAATTTGTTTGTACTTTTACATCGCTTAACATTTCTTCTTTTGCTTTTGCATACATTTTTCTATCGATTTCAAAGCCGTATGCACTTCTTCCGAGTTCCATCGCTGCCCTTAACGTGCTACCGCTACCAGCTACAGGGTCGATGATTACATCGCCCTCATCCGTGAATATTTCTATTAAGCGTTTCAGTACGTTAACAGGCTTTTGCGTAGGGTGGATATTAGGAATGATATTCTTGTTATCTCTTTTCCATTCAAAGTGATCAAATATCATTTTTTTGTTATTATTGAATTTAGGCAACTTTTCACGATACAGAATTAACGCATATTCTGTAGCACCGACTATCCGCATATTAGCTTTCAAAACTTGTGCGGAATAGTTTTTGTTAAACGTGATAGGAATATAATTCTTAAACCCATGTTTATTAGCGTATTCAATTACCATCGGCATTTGCTGGAACGAACAGAATACAATCATGCATGGTGCTTTCCCTCGTTCCTTAGGCTCTTTCTTTAATAGCCGATTGCAAAAGTGAAAGTATTCTGCAATATTGAAATTGTAATCAGAATTAAAGAACGCTTTACCTGCTTTCTTACTTTCGCCATTTTTGTTATCCCCCCCTACATACCACATAGGATTACTTGCATAAGCATTGTTGCCTAGATTGTATGGTATATCAGCAATTACCAATTGTGCCTTTGGTATTCCATATCGCTTAAAATTTTGAAAATTGTCATTAAATAACTCTACTTTCATCGTTACCTCTTTTCAAAAGGATTAATGGTTTCACAGATTACAAATTCTCTATTATCATATCCATGTCGTTTTTCCCATTCACGAAATACCTTTGTTAATTCATTTTCCAATTCCTGTATATGTTCTTTCTTTACATCCAACAAATAATCTTCCGAATATTCCGCTATTTCATCGTCAAGATCGCCATATACAATCTCTTCAATAACTCGTTCAGCATTAACAGTAGGAACATAATAATAAGGATTTCCAACTCTAATCATAGGTACTTCTTTGGCTGGATACGTTTTAGCAAAATCATTTACACAATCTTCTATGCTTTTTTCTGGGTACCCTATATGTCCATCGATTACCCAGCACCATTCATTCTCGTTTTTTACTAGCATTGTTACTCACTCCTTTATAACTGGCTTGGTGGTATGTCATACATATCGCAATCACCATTTATCCTTGGCATCTTTCGTTTTCTTAACTTTGGATATTGTTTGTAATATGCTTTTATCCTATGAGATGCAACCTCATAACAATCTGCATCCTCTCCATACACAACATTTATAAAGTCTACATGTTTTGCCTCTTGAAATAGTCCAAACAATAATTGTAATGACTTCATCAATTGTACATATCGTGGATGTTTCTTTTTACTAACTATCCAGTTATTAACACAATCTTTATGTTTATAAGCCATTTGAACACCTAAAACGGAATATTTTCATTTTGCGGTTGTTCAAAACTGTCAAAGTTACTAGTAGTATCAAAATCGCTATCAAGCTTTCTGCCTACAAAATCGGCTACCACTTCCGTAACATAGCGTTTCTGCCCATCTTGTGTATCGTATGACCGAGTTTGAATACGTCCATTTACGAGTAATCGCTCTCCTTTCTTGCAATTGCCAACCGCCTCGCCAGTTTTGCCCCATGCTACGCAATTAATGAAAGCAGTTTGTTCTTTTGTTTCGTTGGTTGCACTATCAATATATGTATTAGTCGCTGCGACTGTGAAAGTCGCTACTGCTCTACCTGTTTTTGTAAAACGTAATTCTGGATCACGTGCTAAATTCCCTAAAATCTGTACTGTATTCATATATTCTCCTTTAAATCTTTTGTTCGATACACATCGTGCCTTTGTATACCTTGATGATTTCTTCTAGGCTTTCAAAAGTTCGTGCATCTGCTTTCATAATCATTTGCATTTGTTGAGTTGCCTCTTCTTGCGTTTCCACATTTAGAGGTATCTCAATAGTGATTACCATTTTTCGTTTTTTACTTAGCATTTATCCACCTTAGTCGTAATACATACAATTCATAGTTGCCTTTACATCGTCAATGTACACATCATAGCTAGGATGGATATGGCAATCGACTGTTGCCTCATCACGCATGATTTCAAGTAGGTTATCAATCTTCACTCTAGCCTGTTCTTCGCTAGTTGCTAGTACTGTAAAACTAACATTGAATGATACATTCACACTGGCTTCAAACTGTTTAATTCGTTCTTTCATCTATCCCCCTATAGCCTGTTTTAACAACGCTTTCCCTTTGTCAGATATTTTGCTTTTGTTGATTATTTCTGTTACATCTACTGGTTTTTTTGCCATCTCTACCAAATTACCTGTAGCAGTCATTTCGATTTGCTTTTGACCGCTCATGATCATTGCTTGTTCTTTTTCTGCTTTTTCCCTAGCCTTGAGCAATATATGATTATCCTTGATTGAGTTCGCCATACGTTGGCGATGCATTTCTCGTTTTTCCTCTTGCTCGTATTGTTTAATAAATTGAGCCCTACAAGAGGCCTCGTTATATTCATCGCCCATTAGAGGGTTAAACGATGACCATATCGATTTTGCACACTTTAATGTCAAGCCGTCTAGGTATTCTAATCCATGTTCATATCCGTATGTACTAGCACATTTAATCACTCGTTCCCATGCACTTTGAGGAGTTGGAAGTTCCTCATGTGCATTCACGTATGCACTTAATGCGGAACATTCCTCTCTCAACTCTGCAATGCTAGGCAAGAATTTACATCGATTAATTACATTGGCTACTGCTTGTGTTAATGTAACAGGATTGATGTCAGCAAGCATCGTACAATACAACTTAAAACGTTCTTTTGTCATATCAGTAGACCACGCTATCTGTAACATCGATAGTGATTGAGCTATCATCTCTTTGTTGTTCATTTCTATATTCCTCCATCACCTCTTTAACAACGTTGATTGCATCTTCTTTACTGTTCTTATTTACAGGCTTTCGATTGTAGTTGTTACGTTCCCATGTTCGTATAGTAGCTTTCCAATCTTTCATCTTTTTCCCATTAGATAGAACCCAGCCTCTTGCCTCTTGAAAGTCTATAAAGTATTCAGCATCAATATTGTTATTACGTTCAATGCAGTATGCTTTTACTTCTTCAAGCGTTGGTGGAGTAAAGTGTGTTCGTGTTTGTTGTGGTTTATCCACAACATATATATCTCTATCTCTATCTCTATCTCTATCTCTATCTCTATCTCTATCTCTGGTGGAGATTTGTCGGAGATTTGTCTGGACATTTGTCCTTTCTGCTTCTATACGTTGTCTGTATTCTCGCTTTCTGTCAGCCTCACTACTACCCTTTCCTATGAAATTTTGAATATCTAGCATATAAATCGCACCATTATCCAGTACATCAATTAAGCCTAAATCTTTAAATATGGTTAGTGCTTGCTTGATAGTACCTACTTGATGTCCTGTAATGCTTGATAGCATATCAGCACTATAAGGAATGCGATCATTAAAAACTAACTTTCCGTCATTTTTTAAACTTCGTAGGTAGAGTTTTAAAAGAATATTACTGTACAAGTAGCCATCTTTCATGCTTTCTAATATCTTCAACTCATCACTGTCAAAGAAATTATCTTTCAGCCGTAGATAGTAATACTTTTTGTTATCACTCATAGGCTAGTCCTTGTTTGGCTTTTCGATAAACTCATCTGCACTTAACGGCTTGCCTAGTGATACAATTCGTGCTAACACACTAGCAATTTCATCGGCTTCATTTTCTTCTGCATCTAATACGCTATCAACCATTGCATAAATTGCGTTTAGTTCTGAGATTATCCGATCATTAAACGTATTACTGTTTTGGTCTTTTTTGTAATATTCAATGCGGTTTCCTACGTATGCTCTAATCATTATTAACTCGTTCATATTTATATGTCCTTTCTTTAATGATCGCTTCTAGCTTTCTTTTGGTTTCTTTAGCAAATACTCCATGTGCTAAATTTTCATGACAATATCTACACAAGCAGGCTAGGTTGTTTAACTCGCTTGTTCCACCTCTCCCCCTAGGCAATATGTGGTGTACTTCCGTTGCAGGTGCGCCACATATTACGCAACATGGATAGCCGTCTATACTATCTCGTTCGATAGCTTTAGGCCTCGTGATTTTATAGAGTTTGTCATCTTCCCTTTTCCGTTTGTTCATTCCCCCACTCCTTAACTAGCGACTGTATGTAATCGCTATCTTCGAGTTGTATTCCTAGTTGATTACATTCATCGACTAGACAATCTATCAATCGTTGCATTTCTACAACTGTATATACTGACGAACCGTGGTAGCACATGATATTGTGATAACCCTTTAGGTTTTGGCACTCACCTATATCTTCAGCAAGCCATCCCAATCCGTGGCCTTGCCATATTTGTATATAGCGTTCGACCGCATCTTCTCTTACTGGCACATATGAGAAATGTCCACAATCTTTTATTGCTTTTCTATATACATCTTCCTTAGACATATACGAGTGATTACTCATGACTTCCGCTATCTTTTGACATAGAACCCAGCAATATGCATTAGCGTTCATACTGCGTGATTTTGACTTCTTTTTAATCTCAATCACATATTCCTTTTCTTTATCTAATTTCGCTAGATCATTGTCATGTGGTGCTGGTATTACTACCATTACACCTAACGGGCTTCTTAACAATTCGATGTTATTTGTTGTCCACTTCATCGTTGTGCGTGCCTTTTAGCATTCACCCAATTAAATGCTTGTTGGTAATGCTCTTGTTTTAGTTCTGACGGCTTACTTACTTTGAATGTTTCAGTTACATACTGTACTAACTCTTCTTCACTAATACCGCCTTGTGTGGCTCTAGCTTTTAGAGTTTGCCAATTGTATACAGTTTCTTGTGTTTGTTGCACTGGCTTTTTGCTATTGTCCATTGTGTCAGCATCTTTTGTATCATCGATTGCTAACAATCCATTAAGGGCATATTTTCTAGCATAACTGGATGTAGCACCAGTTACTTGTGATGCATCCATACCTTTTTTATCAAGGCTTTCTCTTGCATATGCACTTGTTGATAGTTGTTCTTTCCCATCTGTGATAGTTGCTGTTGCTTTAACGTAGAACCTATCACCGATTAAATCGATACTATCTTGAATGGTTAGTATCAATCCGTGTTTAGTGAGTAGAGGCTTAACCCCCTCTAAAATATCTTCGCAACTGCGGTAATTGTATTTACCAAAGGAATTGTATTGTCCTTTAGGTGCTTTTAATTCTGACTGAATAGCTACTATTTTTTCGATAAATTCCATATTTCGCCTAACCAATATTATTTAAATACTTCATCGACTGTTAAATCTTTTTTTAAATCATCAGCAAGTGCATCCACTATTCTGAAACATTCATCTATAGTAAATCTGCTTTTGCCTGTTTCTTTAAATAGATATGTAACTTTACTTGTTTCGATAATTGACGCCATTTTATCTTGAGTAAATCCGCATTCCTTTCTGAGGTTTATTAGCTTTTCGTATCTTTTCATCATTCACACCTAACCAATCTGTAAATTCATGTGCTTTTCAATTCTTGCACCAGCCACTTCTTGTTCTGCTTTAATTGCTTTCTTGATTGCTACTTTGTCAGCTGCAATTGTTACTCTTCTAAACTCATCAGGTAGTGCATCCAAGTCATCAACCTCTACTGTTTCGCTTTCTTTGTAGTAACATTTGAATAGTCCAACTTTCTTTTCTGTTAGTTGGTTTTTTTTCATGACATGATCAATATTGCTCTTTAATCGTTCAGTCATGTTTTCCAACGTTTTTGCTTTCGCCTGCATCCGTTTCGCTTCATCTTTGAATGCTTGAATATCGCCTTTAATGTTGTGTATAAACATTGCAGTATTTTCGATTTTTTCATCGATGCTGCAATCAAGCATATCCAATGTATTTTGAATTGCTTCCATATCCTCATCTGTTTCCGCTACTTCAAGCATCGCTTGTAATTCTTCATAATCTTTACTCAATTCGTATAAACTTGGCATTCATTTTCTCCTTGTATTAAAATACAAGTAGAGATATAAGACATACTCTCTACTAGCACGCTTGCTTTCCTACGGCCTAGCGTGCTTTTTTATTTCTCTTACCCAGAAATTGGATAAGATTAAAAGCGAAAATCCAAGAGCGATTTGTAAAAATGCTGTGTAAGAGTCGATTTTGTTAATTTCAATTGACCCTACAGTTCCTATAATCATTAGGAATGCTATCGTTCTTACCATCCAAATCAATTTCATAATTCATTACCTACAATCACTAGCATTTGGCTGGTGATTTTTTTAATTTCACTTTTTAAACGATTGTTTTCTTTTTCCAATCGTTTCACCTCGTTTTTTAATTTTCTGTAACCAATAGCCGAGTATTCACTTTCAACTCCTGCTAGCGCCTCGACCTCTTTTTTGTTAAATCTAACTCCACTCATATTTGGGAGTTGTTTTAACTTGCCTTTGTTTCTTAGGTCGTATACTGCGGAAATCGAAATTTGAAACAATTCCGCTACTTGGTTAGCCGTGTATACAAGGCTTTCCATACATCACCTCATTACAATGTTGGGTTAAAACAAAAACCATACACTCTATGGTTATTAAGTTGCCCAAATCTTCGCTTTAACACCTCAGATGTGTTTTCACATTCCATTCGTTGAGCATCTCCACAATGACATTCCCACCCATAAGGTGTAATTTCATCAAATATTGTTTCGATGTAGTCATAGTGGTCTTCTCTGATTTTCATACCAGCGCAAGCAATGGCTTCTTTAAACTTATTGTTGATAAACATTTTTGTATCTCCTTTCATTCCTTGCATGAATATCTGCCTTACGTGTCAGTTTTACCCAAGATAGAATGACTTTCTTATTCCATCTTGATTTGTTTCTTAACGGCCATTTTTTCTTGATGAGTTTTCGCCAGTATTGTGCGTATTCATCGTTTCGACCAGCCCATCCAAATCTTGTGGATGTTTGTCCGTATCGTTTGTTGGCTAGTTTTAGATCCGCTTGATTTTGTACTAGCATCTAATCACCTCTTTAAAATTATATTTAAACTGTAACTCTTTTACAAAAAAATAATCTTGTGGTACGGAACCTCATAAAGTTTTTCAATCTTTTTTAGCACATGTACATCTGGGGATGATTTTCCTTTTTCGTAATTCATCAACGTATATTCGCTAATACCTAGCATTTCCGCTGCTTTCTTTTGTGTCAAACCTTTATTTACTCGTGCTGCTTTTAATGTAATTCCATCTTGTACAAAGATTTGTTGGTTCAATTTATCACCTCACTTTCCCTTTCGTTGATTGTATTGTATTACAGTTAAACTGTAATGTCAACAGTTTTTCTGTAAATTCCTAAAAAAATATTTGATTTTTTTGCAGTTTAAATATATTATATAAATAACAACAAAAATTTTAAAATTAGGAT